GTAACGACCGGCGCATTTACTATCATGTGGCACGCCCGAGGCAACAGGGCCTAAGGAGATTTGGAATGACTAGCCCCCGTACCGTAAAGATTACTGAACTTCCGGCGTCCACGCAGGACCTTAACGACACTGACAGTTTTGTCGCGGTGCAGCCCTATGGCTCGTCTCTCCTAACGGTTAAGATGCCGGCCTCCAAGATTCTTGCTGCGGCCCGGCTGGCCGGCGCTGAGTCTGCTAGCGCGAACGGCCTTTCGTTTGTGACCCAGGCCGAAGCTGCGGCCAGTGCTCTGTTGCCTTTGCGCGCTGTCGGCGCGACCTTGGAGACGGCCGGCTATGCGACGGCGGGGGACAACGGCGGTGCAACCTATCAGAAGGTCGCGACTGAGCCTTCACACGCTGGCAAATTTCAGGACATCGAAGGTGGCTGGTGGGGCCTTGAGATGGCTGAGTACACGCCTGAGATGTTCGGCGCAGTCGGAGATGGCGTGACCGACGACACTGCTAGCATGCAGGCGGCCCTCAACACATTGGTAACTGGCAGCGCGCTGGTGCTCCGCAACGGTGCGACCTACATGGTTGACAATCTGACGCAGCCCACTGCTGCTGTCAATGGCGTTACCATTCGTGCCAACGGCATCGCGACCATCAAAGCGAATAACGCTGGCAACAGCAAGTATCTTATTGGCTCCAACTCGTATGTGAACAACCTGTCGTTCGCTACGTGGGGCCTCAAGATGGAGAACATTGTCGTTAACGCCAATAGCGTTAAGGACATTGGCCTTGCGTTGTCGACAGTGTCTAGCCGCATCATCAATTGCCGCTTCATCAATGCGCTGGTGCACGGCTGCTCGCTGACCGAGACCACCATTGACGGCGTCACCAGTTGCCCAAGCGTGGTGGACAACACGTTCCTTAATTGCACGTACGACCACAACACCGGCAACGGCATGCATGTCTCCAATCTTGCGGCCGACTATAAGATCATTGGCGCCAACGTCTATCTCAATGGCGGCTATGGCTTTAAGCTGGACGCATGTGGTGGCTTGCAGATGATTACCTGCACGACCTTCCAGAACACGCTGGGCCTCTACTTTGCTGGCTATGGCTTCGGCAGCAGCGTCATCGGCTGCAACATCGACGACGACATTGAGATTGCCTCGCTTGATGGCACCAACAAGAACTGCATGTTTGGTCCTTCGAACACCATCAAGGACCACGTCATGACTTGCTTGCTGTCGAATGCCGCGTCGAATGTCTACTTGGAGATTGACAACTGTCGTTTCCAGGGCACCGGCGCTTACATTGTGCACAACTACAATTCGGCCGGGCGCGTCATCTTTCTGAATGGCGGTTCGTCTGAAGCTACGCAGCCAGTGCAGTGGGGCTTCAGTAATCCGGTTGGTGTTGTCATCGCCAAGAACCACTGGAACAAGAACGCAGGCGGCTTTCTTAATGGCCGGCTGTACCCCAACCCGAATACCTTCACCGAAGCACAGGCGTGCAACTCTACTATTTCGGTGCTGAAGAACCTCAATGTCGATACGTCGACGGCAGTTTCGCTAACACTTAGCCTTCCGACCAGTCAATCGTCCGGCTCTTTAGTACGACTTAAGCTTGGCTTGCTTACAATTCAATCTACATTTACGTCAGTCGGCACATATACTGGTAATATTACGGGAGCATTCTATCGGCAGATTGGTTCTAGCCGCACGGCCAGTCACGTACTTGTGCATGATGAAGTCTACTCGACTAACGCTGAAATTTCTGCCACAGCCACATGGAGTACTTCTGGTGGCGCGGGTGATCAGGTAGCCACGCTTGCAATTACACTTGCTCATCCGCTTCCTAGCGCGGCAGGGCAGACCACGTTGCGCGTGGACGTTGAAGCCGACCACCGTTTCACAACCGCGATGACGCTGGCATGAGTGAGCGAGCGGGTGAGCGGCTAAAAAGCTTGCTCACCTTCCTCACCTGAGGTATAGTGCAAGGTATGAGCAATAAACCAGATCGCCTCGAAATCTTTGACGATGCTAAGCAAGCGCTGGCTCCCTGGACCACGGAGGATGGTCGCCTGTTTGTGGACTACGATACGACCGCCGGGCGGCGCACGCTCCAAATCCAGGCTGGTGGGCACTGCTCCTTTCGGGGCTGGTTCACATCTTTTTGCGTAGACCAAAAGAGTTTCATTCCGGGCGGGGACTTTCTTAACTCGGCTCAAATCTATTTTGCCAATTGGGTACAGACCCAGGGCAAGAAGGTGAAGGACTACATTCGTGTTGGCGGCACGGTCGAAGAACTCTACATCGATATTGGCAACGACACCAACGATGCGTGGAAGATCAGCAAGGCCGGCATCGAGAAGGTTGCTGGCGGGCCATCCCACATCCGCCTGTTGCGTGGTGCGGGCATGCTGCCGCTGGTAGAGCCGGACCTCAGCACACCGGCCGACCAGCTTGTGCCGCTCCTGAAGAACTTCATCGAAGCCGATGACGACACGACGACGTTGCTGGTGGCTTGGCTCCTCGGCTGCTTGCGGCCCGAAGGTCCATACCCTGTGCTGACCATTAGTGGTGAGCAGGGCAGCGGCAAGTCAACCATCTTGCGGTTGCTGCGGCGCATCGTCGATCCACATGCGCTTGATATGCGGACGCCGCCCGAAGATCAGCGTGACCTGCAGGCTATGGTCCGCAATTCCTTTTGCTTGGCTTTTGACAACGTTAGCTACATTACGCACAAGATGTCTGACGCGCTGTGTGTTATCTCGACTGGCACGGGCGCCCAAGGTGGCCGCGCGCTCTACACTAATGCCGAAGAGTCTGCCGTGCGTGTGTGCCGGCCCGTCGCCATGAACGGCATTCCTGATGTTGTCGAGCGTGGTGATCTTGTTGACCGTTCTATTCATGTGCACCTGCCGCGTATTGATCCGAAGAACCGCCGTGATGACCATGAGTTCTGGCAGATGTTCAACAGCTACCATAGCCGGTTGCTTGGTGCGCTGATGAACGCGGCCCTGGTATCGACGCGTCGCTATGAGGATGTGGTGCTGGTTGAGAAGCCACGCATGAGCGCCTTCGCTGTTTGGGTTGCGGCGGCCGAAGAAGCCCTTGGCTGGAAGCCTGGGCGTTTCATCACGGCCTACACGAACAATCGGTTTGCTGCCGAGAATCAGATGCTTGAACTTAATGGCCTTGCCTCAGCTATGATGCGTCTCATGGAAAAGCAACGCGAGTTCTCGGGCACCTATCCTGATCTTATCGCGGCCCTCGAAATGAATGTTGGTCCGCGCGAGTCGCTACCTAAGACGTCGCATGGCTTTGCTGCTGAGTTGCGGCGCATCAGGCCGGCGCTTGAGCGGCACGGCTTGCGGTTCTTTGCGGGTGGACGCAGCGGCGAAATCGGCCAGAAGGGTCGGTCGCGCATCTCGATCATTAAGCCAGAGGAAGTAGTCGAAGAATGTCAGACGAGCTAAAGAAACCAGATTGGGATAAGTTCCGCCCCAACGGCCGTTCGTATAAACGCAATGGCAAGAACCTACCGAGCCAGACTGAGCGACGGCGAGAACTTAAGCGGGAACTAAAAGAGCAGTTTAATATTCATCTGCCTCGTGGTAGACTAGGCACAGACGCAAGGAAAGCTTTGCGAGAACTTAAAGAGGAACTGGCGCAGACGTGGCCACTTGTGCAAGACACGCTGCAAACCTATGCTAAGTTTTCGCAGAAGCAAATTCGCTTTGCTAAGTACTATGCGCTTAACGGGCGGTCAAACAAGTCGGGAGCGGCCAGGGATGCAGGTTATGAAACGACGAACGGTGTGGTCCTTTTGGAAATGGCCAATCGCAATCTGGCTCTGGACCACATGGAAGAACTCATTGTTGCATTTGAACACGAGCAAAAGGCGAAGCTGAAGATGACAGTAGATGATGTGGTGAAGTACTTCAGTAAGATTGCCGACGCGGCAATGAACATTGAGGACTTCACCAATGCTAATAGGGCCATGGAAAATCTGGCCAAGTACTTGCAGATGTTTGTGACCAAGACGGAAATTACCCATCGAACTGTTAGCACGCCCGCAGAACTGGATGCCCGTATCGCTGAGCTAACGGCGGTACTGGACAGTTCGCGAGACGAAATTGATGAGCGCCTCACGATCAACTGATGAAGATAAGCTTCTGCTGGTCAAGTCTGAACTGGCAGAAGCCCTTCACCTAAAAGCAATTTATGAAGCGCGTACCAGCTTTTACACTTTTGTGAAGCTACTGGCCAACCTTATGTTGGACGGTTCCGACTATAGAGATGGTCGGCACATCGAAGCTATTGCGGCATCTTTGGAGGATGCCGAAGCTGGCAGCATGACGCGCTTGATGCTCATGCTTCCACCGGGCAGCATGAAGTCTGTTCTGCTCATGCTCTTTGTGGCGTGGTCCCTCGGTCGAAATCCTACGTGGCGCTTCATGTGGATTTCCCATACAGGTGACAAGGCCATCGACTGTTCGCGGCGTATCCGCGACCTTCTGGAAACCCCCGAATATCTGGAAATCTTCCCGGCGATCAAGCTGCGCGATGACATGCGTGGCGTGACCGAGTGGAAGCTTGTGAGCGGTGGCAGTCTGCTGCCGCGTGGTGCCGGGCAGTCCATCGCCGGCTATCGTTTTACCATTGGCATCCTCGACGATCCTCTGTCTGAGCAGACCGCTAAGTCTGACGTGGCCCGCAAGCAAGTCAATGACTGGTATTATCCTGGCTTCCGGTCTCGTAAGCTGCCTAACTCGCGCATCATCCTAGTCAATACGCGGTGGCATGTCAACGATTTGTCGGGCTACCTGCTCGACAAGGCCGAGCGCAACGCCAAGGTCGATCAGTGGGAAGTCATTTCCATTCCGGCGATCCTCGATGCGGCGGCTGCCGAGTATCTCATGCTGCCAGAAGGCGGCTCGTATTGGCCAGAGTTCATTACGCTGGACGATCTGGCCAGCACGCGCGAAGGCTCGACGCGCAGCGATTGGGCGGCCCTCTACCTTCAGACCCCGGTTGGCGAAGATGGTAACATCTTTGTGAAGGATGACTTTCAGGATTGGGATGACGACGATCCACCCGATTGCGCCGAAGTTATTCAGACGCTCGACACCGCGTTCTCGACAAAGGCGTCGGCTGACTTCTCCGTGATTCAAACATGGGGCGTTTTCTATAAGAAGCAGACAGACGAAGACGGCTATGTGTATGATGAGCCTAATGTTATCCTACTCAATAGCGTCAAAGGTCGGTGGACCTACCCGCAGCTTAGGCGAGAAGCTTCCGCAGAATATAAGCGGTATGCGCCAGACAAGGTCATCGTCGAGAACAAAGCCAGCGGTCAATCGCTTCTGCAGGATATGCGGGCAAACAAGATTCCTGTTTCGCCGTTCAATCCTGACAGGGACAAACAGGCACGTGCTCATACAGTGACTGGTATTATTGAGCGAAAGCGTGTATGGTTACCAATGACACGCAAGTTTGCGGCCTCTCTGTTGCAGGAAGCTTTGGAGTTTCCGAGAGGTGCTCACGACGATGAGGTAGACGCCATGGTTATGGCTTTGCTCTACTTTACTAAAAGGTATGACCTGTCTCCTGAACGGCCAGAGCGGGAAGAGCCACAAACTAAGCGCCGTAGACATTCGTATTGGCGCCAGATGCAAGGAACTTATAGATGAGCGATACTGAGATTTCGGAAGGCCCCGAGGAAACCTTTGAGTTTGAGCCGGACACTCTAGAAGAAACGTCGGCCGAGCAGGCCATTGACGTCGCAGCCATTGATAACTCTTTCGGTGCAAATCTGGCTATTGCTCTGGACTCTGACGTCCTGCGCGACATCGGCTTGCAGCGCCAGGAAGTCTACACCAACCTGAAGAACTCTCGCGGCGATTGGGAAGACCGCATCAAGCGCGGCATCCGGTGGCTTGGTCTGTCGTCCGATAAGTCGACCGACAACGAAGTCGAAACCTGCACCGCTGTGCATCCGCTGCTCATGGAGAACGTCGTTAAGTTCCAGGCGAAGGCAGCCCAAGAGTTGTGGCCGGCGTCTGGCCCCGTTCGCACCAAGATCAAGGGCTTTGTCAATCCGCAGCGCGAACAAGCTGCTGCCCGCGTGCGGACCTACATGAACTACCAGCTAACGGAGCAGGTGCCCGGCTTCTATTCCGATCTTGAGCGCAACCTGTTTCGCGTGGCCTTCATGGGCGTCGGCCTTCGCAAAGCTGGCTGGAATCCGGCCGTTCGGGCGCCCGACCCGGCCATCGTCAACATCGAAAACTTCTTCGTCGATCCGGCTGTCACCCATCTTAAGCATGCTGACGAGCACATCGAGCTTCTCGAATTGTCGGGCCGTGCCTTTGAAGCCTACACACAGTCGGGCCGCTTCTTCTGTGACACCGAAGAGGAAGAGTGCGAAGAGCGCCTGGAGCCATCCGAAATCTCCGAGGCTTTGCAGGAAGCACAGGGCTTTGACTCCACGCTTGATCGGCTTGGCTTCTTGGTTGGCGAATCGCATTGCTATCTTGACCTTGATGGCCTCGATACTTTTGCGCCAGCCGAAGCACTGTCGCCCTACATTGTGCACTTCAACATTAAGTCGGGCCGCGTCTATTCCATTCGGCGTAACTGGCGCGAGGCTGATGCGTTCCGGTCTAAGCGTCTGTGGTACACGGTCGACAACTTCATTCCGGCGTTTGGCTTCTACTCGCTGGGCTTCGTGCACCTGATCGGTGACCTGACGGCGGCCTCTAGCGCGGCCTTGCAGTCGCTCGTCGATAGTGGCCAGTTCGCTAATTGGCAGGCGGGCTTCAAGTCGAAGGACGCTAAGTTCTCGGAGTCCGACACACCGCTGCGCTTTGGTGAGTGGCGCGACGTCAACGCAAGTCCCGAGGATTTGCAGAACTCGTTCCTGCCACTGCCGGCGAAGGAGCCATCGCAGACTCTCTTTGCGCTGCTGCAATTCATGGTGGCCTCGGGCCAGAAGTTTGCCGATGCCACTGATGAGGTCGTGCAGAACGCGACGAACTATGGCCCTGCCGCCACTACGTTGGCGCTCCTCGAAGCATCGCAGCGCTTTTATTCTAGCATTCATAAGCGTCTGCATCAGTCGCAGCAGGAGTTCTTCAAGCTACTGGCCGAACTCAACTTTGAGAATCTGCCGGCGACTGTGCGCTTTGTTGTCAACGATGAGAACCAGTTTGTCCAGGCATCTGACTTTGATCCTGACACCGTGGCTGTTATCCCGGCCTCCGATCCTAATGCGTTGTCGGAGTCTCAGCGTGTTGCCAAGGCTCAGATCGAAGTCGAGATGGCCGCGCGCTTCCCACAGCTACACAATATGCAGGAAGCCTTGCGGCGTTTCTATTCGGCCATGGGCACTGACGCGCCTGAGAAGTTGCTGATGGACCCGGCGCAGCAAGCTGTGGCTGCCGACCCGCTGACCGAAATCAAGCTGGTTATGTCGGGCAAGCCCATCAAGGCTGACATTGGCCAAGACCACGGCGCCCATATCACGGTCAAGGAAGCGTTCTTGCAGTCGCCACAGATGCAAGGGACTAATGATCCTACTGTTGCTGTTGGCTCGGCGGCCCTCAAGGCCAATGTGTCTGAGCACAAGGTCCTGATCTTTATCTCGCAGGTAATGGCAATGGCCCAGCAGGCTGGCTTGCCGGCGCAGGACCCACAAGTCCAGGCGCTCATATCTCAGAAGCTTGTGGCTATGTCTGCCGAGTCTGGTCAAAGCCCGCAGTCGACTGAAGATAAGATGATGCAGCTTCAGGCGCGCGAACTTGATATTGCTGCGAAGCGTATTGAGTCGCAGGACTCTCGTGAGTCGGCGGGCCTTGCTCTTAAGTTGCGTGAACTTGATCTGAAGTTTGAGGAACTCAAGGCCGATCAAGCGCACAAGAACAAACAGCTAGAGGTTCAGAGTGCTAGCAAAATACTTGACAATAATGCTGAGATGGCGCAAATTGAAGTCAAGCAATTGGCTGATAGGACATCTTAATGCAGTTGGTTTCGGAGTACTACGCTGCCTTGCAGGAGCAGATCAATCGAGAAGGCAAGGCAGTTGCGGCTGGTAATGCTTCCAGCTATGAGGACTACGCCCGGCGTGTTGGAATTATCAAGGGCCTAGAACTAGCCGCAACCATATTGACTGAGCTTGTTAAAACCAAACCAGGAGAAGATAGAGTCTGATGTTTACCCGCGAAGCCCTGGATGGGGCACTTTCAAACGACCAGTGGCTTACTGAAGATGCTGTTCCCGATCCGGCTCCGTTGCCGCGCATTCCGGGTGTTGGCATTTTGGTGCGCCCGGTGCCTGTTCGCAAGGTTAGTGCGGGCGGTATCCTGATTCCGGAAAGCGTACGCGCAGACCGAGAGTACTTGTCTACTGTTGGGCGTGTACTTGCGCTTGGCGAACTGGCCTTTAAGGACCCCGAGATTTATCTTAATGGTCCGTGGGTCAAGCCGGGCGACTATATCGTGTACGCAAAGTTCGCTGGCCAGAAGCTTTTCTGGCGCGGCGTTAAGCTGCTGATCGTCAAGGCCGGTGCGATTGACCTCGTGGTCGATAAGCCTGAGTGGCTCGACAGCAATTTCAAGGAATAATGTAAATGTCTGAAAGCGGTTATCAAGCCATTGATCTGGACAACCCAGGTGCAATTGTCGAGCCGGATGATCTGGAGATTGTCCATGAGGAAGTTGAGGCCCCGGAAGTAGAAGAGGAAGCTGCCCCAGCGCCGGCCCCTGCTCCGAAGCCTGAGGCGGCCGAGGAAGAGGACGAGGACGAAGCAGCCTCAGAGGGCGGCAAACGCCGCCTCACTCGGTCGCAGCGCCTCAAGTCAGCCCGCGATGCGTGGCAGCAGCGTGCCCAGGAAGCCGAGCGGCGTGCCCAAGAGGCCGAAGCCAAGGCTGCCAAGTATGAGGCCGATGCTGCCGAAGGCGCCGCTGTTGGCGTGGACCTCTACATTCAGACGCTCAAGGATCGTCGGACCTCGCTGAAGGGCGAGTATGATGCGGCGTTCGATGCTGGTGACCGCGACAAGATTTGGGAAATCCAGCAGCGTATGGCTGATCTGGCGGCCGACGAGAAGCTTGCTGAAAGAGAACGGCGAAGCCTCCCTCCACGGCGGGCGCCGTCTGGTGGGGAAGCCCAGCCGCAGACCCCGCAGACGACCGTCCGAGAGAACTCCCCATCCCCGACGGCTGGCTCTGAGCCTAAGCCTTCGCCCGAGGCTATGTCTTGGTATGAGGGCAACAAGGACTGGTTCAACAAGGATGCCGTGATGACGCAGGTCGCGCGTGTTGTTGACCAGCAGATGGTGGCCGAAGGCTTCTCGCCGGAAGACCCTGACTACTTTGACGAACTTGATAAGCGGTTGCGCACTGAGTTGCCGCACAAGTTCAGGGGCCGTCCTGGCCCGGCCGGTCGGCAGCAGGCTGAGACGCCCACCATTCAGGCGCGTGGTGGAAACACTATGGCCGGCAATAAGATTCGCGTTATCATTACGCAAGCAGACCGTGAGATGGCCAATCATCTTGGCCTAGACATCACGACCTATGCGCGCGAAAAGGCGAAGCGTGAACGTGCTCAGGGCACACCAAATCAATACACGGAGATTCTGTAATGGTTAAGCATAAGCTGTTTGTGGCTCCTAATGAAGCCGACGAAGCACTTGAAATTTCTCTTGAAGAAGAGTATACTCCACCTAATGCGCTAGAAATTCCGCCCATGCCGGATGATGACCAGTACGTTTATCGCTGGATCAGGTTCCGAATGGGAAGTGAAGATGACTACTCTAATATTTCTAAGCGCATGCGCGAAGGCTGGAAGTTCGTCCCCATGGCAGAGATGCCCGAGGGATTCGTATTTCCGGCAGTCGGTTCAAAGATTTCTGCCCTAGAGGGCATGGCTGTAAATGGCGATCTAGTTCTTGCCAAGCTGCCACGTCGACGAGCGGAAGCCATCCTCCAGTTTGCAATCGACCAAGCAAACGAAGCGGAGCGGGCTTACAACCTCAAGACGATCAGCTATGAAGACGGAACAGGCCGTTCGGTACAGCTCGCGAATAACAGTACGAAGACTTACTCCAGGGGGCGGCGACCGTCCTTTGGTTAACAACTGAAGGAGAACACTGGTGGCACTTTCTTTTGCCCCTTTCGGCCTGCTTCCTGCCCAGGGCTTCAATAGCCACGGCAACGAAGTTCGCCAGTACGCTGCGCCCAACGGTGCCGCGTGCCCCGATCTTGCTAAGGGTAGCCCGGTTGGCCTCTCTGGCGGCGTCGTTACGTCCGCTGGCGGTGGCACCGGGCCGCTCCTTGGCGCCGTGATCGGCATTGCCTACATCGACGGGACCACGAAGCGTCCGGTCGTCGATCAGTATCTGCCGGCTGACGTTTCTAGCGCGGGCTTTATTGATGGCGATAACCGGCCGCAGGTTTATGTGGTTGATAATCCGGAGACTATCTTCCAGATTCAGGCGGATGCGTCTGTGTCGGCGGGCGATGTCGGGCTTAACTTCAATGTCACGGCCACTGCCGCTGATGCAATTGATACCGTTTATAAGGTCAGCCGCCACGCGCTCGACGCCTCGACTCGCACGTCTGCGATTACCGGCGCGCTCAAGGTGGTTGGGCTTGCGCGTATTGTGGACAATGCCTGGAGCGATCCGTATCCGGTGGTCCTTGTGCGTATGAATAGTGTTATTGCTCAGGTTTCGGCCGGCTAAAGGGGAATAACAAATGGCTATTCTTACTCGCGCACAATTTTCGAAGCAGCTTATCCCCGGTCTCAATGCTATCTTTGGGCAGGCCTATAAGCAGATCGACAATGAGCACCTGCCGCTTTTCGACACTGAAAAGTCTGACCGTTCCTTTGAAGAGGAAGTAGGCCAGTCTGGCTTTGGCACCGCGCCCACCAAGTCTGAAGGTGAGCAGGTGTTCTTCGACACGGCCCAGGAAACGTGGACTTCTCGCTACATCCACGAGACCGTGGCGATGGCCTTTGCCATCACCGAAGAGGCTATCGAAGACAATCTGTATGGTACGACCGGCAAGCTCAAGGCGAATGCCATGGGTCGTGCGATGGCCAACGCCAAGCAGATCAAGGCCGCCAACGTCTTTAACAACGGCTTTAATACTGCCGCTGCCTATCTTGGTGGTGACGGTAAGCCGCTGTTCTCGACGACCCACCCGACGCTGGCTGCTGGTTCGCAGTCGAACTCGGTGTCGGCCGACCTGTCTGAGACGGCCCTTGAGAATGCCCTGATTAATATTTCCTTGCAGAAGGATGATCGCGGTATTCTGATTGGCTCCCAGGCCGTCTCGCTGCACATTCCCCCGCAGCTTCAGTTTGTGGCTCACCGCATCCTGAAGTCTGAGGGTCGTGTTGCAACTGCCGACAATGACACCAACGCCATGCGTGACATGGGCCTCTTCTCGAAGGGGTACACCGTCAACCATCGCTTCACTGACAGCAATGCTTGGTACATTCGGACTGACGTTCCGGGCGGCACCAAGATGTTTGTGCGTATGCCGCTGGCCACGAAGGACGACGTGGACTTCCTGACCGGCAACATGCGCTACAAGGCCCGTGAGCGTTACAGCTTCGGCTGGTCTGACTGGCGCGCGTGGTACGGTTCGTCTGGCTCCACCTAATAGGTTTGGGGGACTTCGGTCCCCCATTCCACAACCTCAATAGGAGACAGACTCATGACTACCTTTAGCTATCCACTAACTGTTAAGCGAGTTAACCCCGGCGCCACGGCCGTCACTGCGGCGCAGAGCAAGGTGCCCTCGTACCTGACGGCGGTTGTCTCGGTCGGTATGACCGGCACGGCGGTTGGCACTACGACCATCCCGCTCTTTGTTGCCCCGGCTGGCTCGCGTGCCGTCGAAGGTTTCATCGATGTCGTCACGGCCTTCGATAACACGGCGAACACCAATATTTCGCTGGGTGTCTCGGGCGTCGACGGCCAGATCATGGCGGCTACCACGGCCAATACTGCGGGCCGTACTCGTGCGACTCCGACGGCGGCTATGGTTTCTGCCAACGCCATCGTCTTCTCGGTTGACACGACTATCCAGGCTGTTGTGTCCATCACGACTTCAGTGGTAACGACCGGGCAGCTCATTGCCTACGTCGTTCTGATCTAAGGCCGTCAAAACAAAAAGCAACTACACCCGCTGAATTACATGCGGTAATTTAGGGGGGCCGCAGGGTCCCCCTTTTCTTTTTGGAGTTAGCCAGTGGCCACTAGCGGCGTCTCAAACTACAATCCGGAATTTGATGACATCCTGCAGGACGCGGCGGCTATGGTGGGCGGCGGCCCCATTCTGGCAGAAGAACTCACGGCCGCCATGCGTGGTATGAACATTCTGCTTACGCGCATTCAAAACAAGAACGTCCTCCTGCACAAGATCGAAACCACCAGCATCAGCGTCAGCGTGTCACAAGGTCAGTACGAACTCGATAACACCGTGCTTGACGTGCTTTCGATTTCCAACC